GATCGGATCGCCTGGCCTTCGGGCTGCGGAAGCGGACAACGATGCGGTAACGGTTGGCGACAGCTACTCCGCCAACGTGTTCCTGCACCAATCGGCAATGGAGCTTGCGATGCGCGGGCTTGCAAAGCCGTTTGGCGGCGATGCCGCCGTTGACGTGATGCAGGTGCAAGATCCGCGCTCCGGTCTCGTGTTCGAGATCAGCGTCTACAAGGGCTACAAAAAAGCCATGATCAACGTGGGCGCGATCTGGGGCTACAAGGCTTGGAAGCCGGATGCCATCGCGATCCTGATGGGCTGATCTTTCCAGAGGGGCGGCTTCGGTCGCCCCCTTCACCAAGATCAGACAAGGGGACAGGCATGAAACTTGAGACGGTGACCATCGTCGCGGCCAATGCCAAGGGTCGCAAGATAATCAACAAGAGCGACTTCGATCCTGCGAAGCATCAGCTTTTCGGCGTCGAGCCGGAGCCGAAGCCCGTGGCGAAGCCAACTCCGGTCAAGCGTGGCCGGCCCAAGAAAAAGGCTGACTAATGGCACTGGACACCACCATCGGCGGCACATCGTCGGACAGCTACATCACCCGAGCGGAATACATCGCCTACTGGGCGGCGCTGGGCGTCGATCTGTCGGGTGGTGTCGAGGCAGATCAGGAAGCAGACTTGCGCCGTGCGGTGCAGATGATCGACCGCAAGTTCCGGTTCGCCGGGATCCAGCAATACCAGCACCAGGCGCTTGCCTGGCCACGGACGACCGACATCCTGGTGGATGGCTGGCCCGTCGATCCCGACACGATCCCGCAAGACATCCGGGATGCCCAGGCTGAGGTCGCATACCAGATCCAGCAGGGTTACGATCCGTTCCCACGGCTGACCAAGGCGGCTGTGAAGCGCGAGAGCATTGGCGCGGGGCCCGTTTCCAAGTCTGTCGAGTATGTCGGCGGTGGCCGGGAGACTGACCGCGTGGTGGCTGTCGAGGGGCTTCTACGCCCGTATACCATCGGCGGAGGTGCCGGGGGCAACCAGATCAAGATGGTGAGAGGGTGATGGACTTCGACTATGCGGCACTTCAAGCAGACGTAACGGAGATCCTGACCGCCGCTGGCTTCACAGTTGTTCTGGAGGTGCCGGGGGCCGCGACTGGCCCTGCCTATGACCCAACCCCAGGAACGCCAACCACCCACAACATCACGGTGGTGGATGATCAGTTCAGCATTGGGTCACTGGATGACAACCTCGCCCGCAAGCAGGTGCGGACCCTTTACATGGCTGTCGGCGGCGTGGTGCCGACTGAGGACTGTCGCGTTCGGGGCGATGGCGTCTGGCATGAGATTGACAAGGTGCGCCCGGTCGCCCCTGGCAATGTGGATCTGCTCTACGCAATCGAACTGGTGGGCTGATGGCCCGGCCCCCTGTCGCAATAACCCGGCTCACGGATCAGATGGAACCGCGAATTGCTCGTGCGTTCCTGGATGCCGTCCAGGACATGACGACATCGGCCAACATGTCGGCGCTGGTGGCTCATATCGAGGCCGGGAACACGGAAGCGATCATGCGGTCGCTCAACCTTCAGCCGGACATGCTGACCCCGTTGGATCGAGCGATCACCGAGGCGTTCGCGGATGGCGGGCAATATGAGATCGACACCCAAGATGTGCCTGACCCGGATGGGGTCGGCCCCCTGGTGATCCGGTTCAACGGTCGGAACCCGCGGGCCGAGGCTTGGGCCAGGGAACGGTCGTCGCAGCTTATCGTCGAGATCCTGGAGGATCAGAGGGAAATGGCCCGCATGGTGATCCAGGACGGCATTGCTCGTGGCGTGAACCCCAGGCAGACCGCCCTGGAACTTGTCGGGCGCATGGACCCTATCACTCGGACCCGGCAGGGGGGCTTCATCGGTCTGACCAGTCAGGAAGCTGGATACGCAATGCGGGCGCGGGAGCAACTGACATCGGGAAGCCCTGCCGATCTGCGGGCCTATCTGGAACGGACACGACGTGACAAGCGGTTCGACCACCATGTGCTGCGTGCCCTGGAAAGTGGGGAGCCGATCCCTGCGGCTGCTGTCGAGCGGATGGTGACGCGATACAAGGATCGTCTGCTCAAGACCCGAGGGGATCGGATCGCCCGGACAGAGACGCTGACCGCGCTCAACGCGGGTCGCAAAGAGGGGTTCGACCAGCTTGTCGAGGCCGCTGGCATTCCGAGAGATCGGACGAAAAAGATCTGGCGGGCGACCGGAGATCGTCGGACCCGCGAAACCCACTTGATCATGGACGAGCAGGAGCGGGCCAAGGATGAACCGTTCGTGACCCCTGGCGGGTTCCAGATGCAGCATCCTGGGGATGTGTCGCTCGGTGCCCCGCCTTCGGAGACCATCCAGTGCCGTTGCTGGATGGAATACAAGGTCGACTATCTGGGGATGGCTGGCGATGGTGACTAAGTTCGCTGCCCAGCTTGATAAGTGGGCCAACCAGACATCCAGGGACCTTGAGTTGATATTCAAGGAGAGCGCCCAGGAACTGTTCGCTGCGGCGCAGACCCCAGTCGCGCAGGGTGGCAACATGCCCGTGGACACCGGGTTCCTGCGGAACAGCTTTGTGGCTGGATTGAACGGATCGACCTCGCTGACTGGTCCTGACGCCTATGTCGCTGCAATAGCTGGCGCAAAATTGGGCGATGTGGTATTTGGAGGATGGACGGCGAAATACGCAGCCCGCATCGAGTTCGGCTTTTCCGGCCAGGACAGCCTCGGACGGACCTATAACCAGGACGGAAGGGGCTTTGCTCGGAAAGCCGCGATGGAGTGGCAGCAGATCGTCCAGAGAAACGCGGCGAAGGTGCGAGCAAAATGAGCCAGACGGAACTGGAAATCGCTCTGAAAAAGCATCTGAACGATGCAGCCCTGGGCTACGATGTGGCCTGGCCGAACCAGTATTTGAACGATACCGACGAGCCGTTCCTGGTGATCCAGATGCTTCGCGGGGATGTGACCCGCCTCGGCGCGAATGGCGCGGATCCACACTTCTACACCGGGATTTTCCAGGTCACGGTGATGACGCGCTTCGGTGATAGCACCCGGAACGCCAACGAGATTGCAGATCAGGTGGTGGCCCTTTTCCCTGCGGGGCTCCGCATCGGCCTGACATCGGGCTATTGCGACATTGTTCGCAATCCGGTGGTGCAAGCAGGGTATAAAGACGATGGCCACTGGCGGACGCCCGTGGACGTCAACTACAGGGCCAAGTTCTAAAGGAGACACCAACATGGCTGAGAGCATTGCATCCACGATCAGTATCGCCACTGGCGAGCCTGCCACCTTCGACGCCGCAGGCTTCGCTGCGCTGACCTTCGCAGAGGTCGGTTCGGTTGCCAGCATCGGCGCATATGGGGACACCCATGCTGACATCACACCACCCCCGGATCTGAAAACGGGTCGCCAACTGCACTTCACTGGTGCATCGGATGGCGGCGAGGTTCCCGTCCAGGTGCATACCGAGGACTTCGGTGACGCGGGTCAGGACGCCGTGCGTGCCGCCAATGGTGCCCGTGCGAACTACTCGTTCAAGGTGGAGGACCCGGACGGCAACATCGACTATTTCTACGGTCGCGTTGTCAGCTATCGCGGTCTGGAAAAGTCGGCCACGTCCTACGAGGGGTGCGAGTTCACCCTGCGTGTCAACAGCGGCATCGTCACGGACGAGGCATAACGCATGGACTTGGCCAAGCTAGATGTTCGGGCTGCTGCGGATGATGGTGCAAGCCTTCACCTTCGCAGCCCGTTCACGAACGAACCACTTACAGGGGAAGACGGGAAGGCTGTCACGATCCGAGTTCTGGGCCGTGACAGCGCCCGCGTCGAGGAAAAGCGGCAGGAGATCGAGCGCCGGAAAGCCAAGGGTGAGGTGATCACCGAAAAGGACCAAGGCATCGAACTCCTGGCAGTCGTGATGGCTGGCTGGTCTGACAATCTGGGCTTCGATGGTGAGCCGCTTCCGTTCAGCTTCAAGAACGCGGTGCGGCTTTTGTCGGATCCACGGACGGAATGGATCGGGGAACAGGTCGCGCCTTTTTCCCTAGCCCGCCGCAACTTCGTCGGGAATGTGCGGACGGGCTGATCCTGCGGTCGAAATACCTCGGCTTCTTGCATGAGGTGCCAGAAGGATGGGAGCAGAACAGATGGCAAAGGCATGAGGCGGCAACAGGGCAAACGCCCGACCTACCACCGCTGCAATCCGGCCAGTATCTTGTGGACGCGCTTGCGGAACTTCGCTTCGCGGACAGTTTTCAAGGGGGGCTCCGCTCGGTATCATGGACGGAGATCAAAGCATACGGGGAACTGACGGAGACCATATCGGAGCCGTGGGAAGCCAGAATGCTGAAAGGGATGTCGGAAGCATACGTTTCCGGCAGATCACTGGGCAAAGAGCCGCTGGCTAAGCCCCCCTGGGATGGGTCCAGGCTGGTCAGCGCGGTAAGGATGAAGGGTCGCTGACCATGATCGACGTAGCAAACCTAGTCCTGGAAGTGGACAGCCGAGATGTCGAACAGGGCCGGATGGCCCTTACCCGGCTTGCCAAGACTGGCACGGAAGCGTCGAACGAACTCGCGACTGCGCTGAAAAGATCAGAAAACGAGTTCAAGGACCTGAAACGGTCAATCGACCCGGCTTATCGGGCGTCGATCCAATACAAGGAAGCCGTGGAGACCGTCCGCCGTGCGGTTCGGACTGGCGCAATCACCCAGGACGAAGCGAACCGGGCGCTGCAACAGGTAGCGACCCAGTATCGTGTTACATCGGCCGCAGCGGAACAGTATGGCATGGCGGTCAGCCGGGCCGGAACTGGATCCAGTCGCTTCGGGTTCGCCGTGCAGAACGCATCGTTCCAGGTCGCTGACTTCGCGGTGATGGTCGGCTCTGGCATGGGTGTGACCCGGGCCTTCGCAACGCAGCTTCCGCAGCTTCTTGGACCCCTAGGCATGTGGGGCGCATTGCTTGGTGCCGTTGTGGCTATCGGCGGTGCTCTCGTGCCTGTTCTGTTCGACATGAACAAGGAGACCAAAGAGTTCACCGAACTGCTGGAGGATGCTCAAGCTGCGGTGGATCGCGCTGGGCGCAGCATGGAGATCATTGGGGCGCAGGGCGCGGATCGTC